TTAATTGCCCAGTTTTGCTTTGGTTAAAACCACCGGCAATTTTATGTCATCTGGAGAAACTGGCCACTCGATATCCGGCGCTGCACTCACATCAACACGCATAAGTGCAACGCGGTATTTTTTCCACGCCGCGAGTTCAGATATTTCTTTTTCGCTGGCTTCTTCAGCGTCAACTGCATCTTGTCGCCAGTCAATTTCAGAGTCTGCGGCAGCTTTTAATGTTGCTTTTTTTTCTACTGCGAACGCAATGATTTCCGCTGCGCTTACATTTCGCCTAACTAGCTTTTCGCTGTCAAATATCCAATTACCGCTGATATTACATCCATCCGGAATCTCATCAAACTCAAGAACATCGCAGCCGGAAGGGAAAAGCGTTGATATATCATTTGTGACAGACATGACTTTCTGTGTGAGATGGTCCACTGCAATAATATATTTTTTAGTAAATAATGACTGAGATTTATACCAGTCGAGCCCGTCGCTATCACTCAGATATGATACATTTTTCCCCAAAGAAAATTCATCCGGGATGTATTGTACTAAATTCGTTAATTTCATAATTAAATGTTTCCCGCAGTAACCCAAATGCCATTTTGTAAAAATTGGAGTGGTCTGAAAATATTCCAACTACCGCTTGTGCCGACCAAGTAACATCCTGCGGGGATTGGACCGATCGCCCCGTCAGACGATGACTGCGCACCCAGTCGCACACTAGTTATAGCGCCAGATTTAATGCTATTAATGTACGAAAATAAATCACCTATCGGCCCCCACGCCGGGCCTGCAATATTTCCATCTCTATAAATCTGCGCACCACCTTCCCCGCCAGCCGTGATGGTTCCCCCGGATTTAATGTCACCGTTTACTGATAAAGTTACTTTTCTTGTCGGTAGTTCAAGCTTTGTTGAAAATAACCACTGAGGCTCAATTGCATAGTGTGTAGATATATAATCTGTTATTACTCCACTGTCATTTACGTAGCAATTAAATCCTGATGAGTAATTGTCGTTTCCGGGTGACCGACACTCAACTTTTTCTCTTGAAGTTACTACACCCTTTACGTCAATTGATTTATCAAATGTCCCACCATTCTTTTTTGATACGACATCATTAGCATCTGCAGCACCGATATTTGTTCTCGCTAACGTTGTATCATTCAAATCAGACAGATTTCTCGTTACTTGCAATGCCCCGTTAGCGTCATTTACTGTCGTCAATAAATTCAGATTTGTAATAGCAGCAAGTACAGCATTCGGTCCCGCCGCGGCTATTTCAGATAAGTTATTATCTGTTTTGAGGAACTTGTTGGCATCAATGCCGCTACTGACTAGCTTTAAAATTGCCCGGCTGATTTGATCAAACTCCTCACTATCTGCTTCAATGTCAGCCGCCGATAAAATACTCATTAACTCTCGCTGAATAGTATTAAACCACTCGGCAGGTAATATGGTGGGTGGTACCCCGGCAGCAACGTTGCCGTCGGTAAATTCGCCGTTACTGTCAGCGCGCGTATTCGGTATATCACCAATTTTTTGCATAGAAAATCCTCGCCGGGTAAGGCGCTTAAAAATGAATAGAGAGTGACTAGCTAGCTGATGTAGCCAAATTTAAGAATGGTGTGAGATGGGTTTAATACGGTTAATCGGCATTCAAGTTGTTTGTTTCCCCACGAACGCAGAGGGTCGCTGCAATACGTCAAACCGCATTGGGCATAATTGATCGTGGTCTCCGGCGCAGTGATCAGCCATGTAAACGGCCACTCTTCACCGTTTATGGCGTCACCGCAAACCGACATCCCGGCACATGCCTGTCGATATTGGGTGATTGAGATGGTGTAACCCAGCGCCCCGGCAACATGGGTAAAATAAGCCACCGACTGACCACCAATGCCAAACAGTTTGGAGACTACGGCCCGCTGGCGCTGGATAATGCTGTCTATCTCACCTATTGCGCATAAATCCGGTAACCCAAGCGTCGCTTCCCACTCGGGCAACATGGCGGTCGCTGTTGAAGGGAAGGCGGCATCGAGCATATCACGGGCATCCCCATCACTGCGCTGGTAAGACCTTGCCAGTGCTCGTAACGTGCTGGTTTGAACCCCGTCTGATATTTTGGGCCAAACTAAGCCCCCAGGCATCAGCGATTGAATTGCGGCGGTATAGTCATTAACAGAATATCGACTCATAGGTAGGTCACCGTGCCCCGGATGGGTAATTGTCCGGTTTCAAGCTGGATGTTAGTCGTTGGGGAGTCGAGAATAAAACCGCTGGTGCCTGTCACATCACCGATGGCCAGTAGCAGTGATGACAGCAGAATTTTACCGCCCGGCTCACCCTCAGTAAAAAAGACCTCATCAATAGCTGTATTGATTGCTGTGGTGGTTTCGCTATCTGCCGTAAAGATGCCGCTAATGACAAAATTCACGGGTGCTGCTACCGGTGCACAGACATAGATGATAGCAATAATGGGCTGTAAGGGGTAAATGTGGTCGGCTACCCGCCCCTGATCACCGGTTGCTTTCACCGCGCCCCACTCTTCGAATTGCGATATGCCATCACTCCCGATCGGGAAGCCGCCAGAATCATTGCCATCACACATAATGTAAATACCGACCGTGCCCACCCCCTGCAAGCGGCGCTTCACCCAACAACGAGTCACCCCCGGCACTGCTAAAGCCCAGCCGCGATAATCGGTATCATTGCCGCCTTGAGGAGTATTTTGATAAGCCAGTAACATGCGGGAACGAAAAGCATCTTCTGACTCAATATCCGCGCCACCGGATATCTTAACGATTGCAGTGGCCACCGACATGACCCCATCAATGGCCACATCCAATGTCAGAGACGTTCCTGCATCTGCATTCCCCGCAACACCACCACCAGAGCTATCATCAAGTACACTAGGGAGCACGGCCGTAATTGAAACGGTTGCGGTGCCACCGACACCTATTGTTACCCCATGATCGAGACGATATTGATAACCATCGGCCCGATTTAACAAGCTACCAGCGGGAACCGCACGACCTGCGGTGCCACTAAACTCAACAGTAGGACTGGTCCCGGGGTTAGCGGGTTTGCGGAACACATCTTTTAACGCGGCCCACGCGGCAAGATATTCATCGGTGGCATTATAAGGTGTGGATTGCAGTGCGATATAATCCAGATAGCCGTAATGCAGGTGCGCCATCCCGGCATCGGCATCGCTGATCACGCCGATATTAGAGAAGCGCAATAAATTACCGCCAGTTTTCAGTTCCGATTGAATATAAGACAGGTTGCGCTGGCGCAGTTCGCTTAATGTGGGGCGATTAAATGGCATGTATTAGGTCTCCCATACCCATGAAAATTTAACAGACGCCTGTGTTTGCGCAGGTTGTTGATAGCTGACGATGAGACTCAATCGGTTGGGGTACATTATCTGGGCATTAGTGCTAATTGCCGTCACCACGCGATCATCAAGCAACCAAACCAAGGCTTCATTGGCATAGTCTTCAGCCTTTAGCGCTACCTTGGTAGTAAGTTTTTCGCGGCGCAGCAACCACAGGCGGGAGCCGATCGGGTACTCTGATCCAGTATCGCCCCACCACCCCCGGCGATCATCGCCATCGATAGCATCATCAGCACGGGCCAGCCGGTCAGTGAACAGACTAATCAAAATGGCGGTCTCTAAATCATTGCCATCCAGTAGCCCACCGCCGCCGGTCTGCCAGTCGCCCAGTAATTTGTCCGGCTCCCAGATGGTTTTGATATCGGTTGTCATTGAACCACCTTACCCGTCACTTCACTGGTTAATGTCGCGCTACCGCCCTGCACATTTTTCAGTTGGTGATTGTGGGTGTTATAGGCTTCGCGTAGGGTTTTCAGCGTGGTGCCATTGCTGCCAGCGTTATCGACAATATCGCCGCTGACCTCCAGTAACGGGGTATTTAGGAGCACTTTTACCGAGGCATTAACCGTCACCTCAGTGGCATTATTGACCGTGACTGGCTGGCTATTGGCCTCAATAATGATGCCGCTTTCCGTTAACTTGATGTATTGCCCCCACTGCGAATAGATCACCGTTTCACCCGAATTTAGCCCGACATGACGAAATGACTGATGGTTTGAACCAATGATCACCGCACTCGACCTGTCACCTCCTAGGAACCCAATCACCACATCAGTACCGGTGGGTAACCCGGACGAAAAACCAAATTCAGCCAATCTCGGCGTATCACTACGGACTTCCAGCGGGGTTTGGTATTGAACGGTTTGAACTGAACCACCATCATGACTGCCGGTCACCCGCCCCACCCCGATCATCATTTTTATTTGCCGGTATAACTTGGCTAGCTGCCCTGATTCACTCATCACTGATTCACCTCCATAAGATTGGAATAAAACTGATAAGGTTGGACGGTGAAGGCTTCAGGCGGCATCAGCACCATTTGCGCGGCGGTACCCTGGTCGTCTTTGAGATACGTCACCTCCGATAACAACCAGAGTTCATCCTTTAAGCCAAAGATAGGCAAATCAATCGGGATCAGGGTGTTGGGTTCCCATAACTTCCCGTCTTTATCGCGCCAGCTATCGACTGTCACCAACAGCTCTTTAGAGCGCCCATAGCGGCGGTTCATTTCCCAGTCGATGCACTGCTGGGCCAGTTTTAGCGCCTTCATCGTGCTTTCAACAATGATAATGCGGTTGCGATAACGCATTTGGGCCGCTTCAGGATCGCGACTTCTAGCTAACGTAACCGAACCATACCCTGCGTCCTGTATCTGCTCTTGAAGTTGGCTAACCGACATCGACACGCCGATATAGTCAGAGAAGCGCTGATCCATGCCAGAGTTATACGCAGCATCTTCAATATTGATGCCCTGCGCTACCCCGCTGGCCGCTTTACGCGTACTCACTCGAGTCAGATATAAGTTGCCATCCGGTTGATCGTAATACAGTAATGCCGCCCAGCGGGTGATGCGGTCAATGATTTCCTGAGAGGACTCTCCCCAGTTCAGCGTAAATTGGGGGACAATATCAAGATCGATAACATCGGTAGATACCGTAATACCGTAGGGGTGCGCCAACCGCTGTGCTATCTGTAGTGCAGTAGATTGGCTGATCACATTATTTGGCCACTCGGCAGAGCAATCAACTAAGTCCTGGCACTTGCTCCGCCCCGTAGCCCTGACTTCGCGGCGAGAGCCACTGATCATCGGTGCCCAGCGGTCTATGTATCCAGTCAGCACGACATCATCACCCAAATTAACCACACAGGGGTCGCCGGGGTTAACCCACTGCTGGTTATCACTGCCCGGATAAAGGTCCATCAATGACAAGCTGAAATCGCTGGGTAGTCGCTCTATGCTGCGAGTGACACGGATATTGTCCCAGCCCGTGATCAGTTTATTGTCAATACTCAACGTCAGGTCATCACTCATGAATTCAGCGCCTTAAATCGAACCGGCATGAATGCCGGGTGAACAGGGTTAGCCATTTTCACCAACGCGTCACCCCGTCGCGCATCATGATATAGCCGATTGGCAAGATTAAGTGCAGGCAATGAACGGTTAAAGTTGACTATCTCCACACGAGACAGGTTCGCGCCAGTTTGCTGTAACAGCGTGACAATCGAGCCACGTAGATCCATTAATTCCTGGTATACCTCGTCATTGCCGCTATCAGCCGCAGAGAGTGCCGCACCGTCTACCACATCACAAACCCGCGTCAATATATCGACCGCATCGTCATAGCTTTCCGGTTGATATTGCGACGCGGTAAACACCATCGCGCCCGCACACAACACAATAATGAGCTGATAACTGGCAGCGGCGGTATTGCTGTCACCGGGATTGGGTCGAAATGTGTCGTCATTGATGGCCGTTAATTCTTGCATCATGCGAATTAAATCTAAGGTACTGGCCCCGCTGGCTAATATTGCATTAACGACAGCAAGAGCAGCACTTGCATGAGCCTCCACTGTTGAGGCCGCTTGTAATGTCTCTGCAGCTCTACTTACTGACTCCCGACCCTCGACCGATACCGCTATTTTTTGGGCTACCAGCGCGGACAGGTTCGTTGTGTCGCGCTGCGTGCTAACTGATGCCGTGGCCCCTGATATGCTGCCGCCTACAGTGCCGTGATTAAAGCGGCCATAACGATCACGCCCAAGCGTTGAACGGAGGACATTCCCGAGATTTGTCGCCTCACTGACGGTTGAATTCACCATGCTGACCCAGAATGCCGCTGTACTTTTTAGCGTTCTGATGGTTTGAGTGACGGAACGGATCTCGCCTTTGACCGTGGCAATAAAGGTGGCGACAGACTTGGAGGCCAGACCAAACCATGATGACTGAATAGACGAAACCGCATCAGATGAGCTGGTAACAGAAAATACCCGTAAACCCGATTCAATAATGGTCAGCGTAAATTCAAAAACACGCCCGGACTCGGCCCCCTCATTCAGACGAAGACCACTTTCGGGAATACTGACCGTCATTTCCCCAAGAGTGGGATGCACCAGGGTTCCGGCGTCTGGCATTTCACATGCAGCAATCAGTGAATCACGCTGAGTCATGACATCCGGCGCGGTATAAAGACCGCTACTCTGAATAAGGAAACCGCGGATGGTCAGGCGACGAGTGGCACGGCCTAAATCTTCAATCCATGCTGTATCGCGATAGGGGTATTCATGAATAGCCTGGCGACGACCGAAAACACCTTCCGCGCTGATAACCGCAAAAGGAACCCCACGGAAAGATGCGGGGTGAAGATGTTCTGACCACTGCCAGCTATCGCCGCCGGTACCTAATAAATCAGAAAGTGCATTGCTGATCAGTGACATTTACACCCCTCCAGAAATGAAAAAACCCGCACGATGGCGGGTGATATTTTCAGTAATTCTTTATTAACGCTGTGACTTATTTATTTATCCAATAGTTATAGCGTGAAATAAAATCGTTCTTTACGCTGCCAGGCAATTTACTTTGTAATGCCTCAACATCCCTAATATGTCGGGATATTAAATTCATGGGATGAATTCCTGGGCTCGCTTTCTTTATGTTATCAACCATGCCCTTAATTGCGTCATCATTTACATGAAAAGTGGCATTACTCCGTGTAAAAAACAATTCACAAGGTAAGTCTGATACATTAAATTCTTTCACTGAAGCATCTAAATCAATGGCTAAATTAATATCACTGCCGCAATGTTTGCACTTAATCGCTTCATTCTTAATTATCTCCGCACAAAATGGACATTTAACCATACCCTGACTCAGTTTTACCTTTTCAATATCCCGCGCATCTCCACTAATGAAAATAGAATGAATTAATGCAACGATGAAAATTAAAGCCCCATATAGCCACCACAATCCAAATGATCGCCCTTTACTTTGTGCGATAAAGGCGGGTATTAATCCAAGAATAGCTGCAATAACTATAAAGTTCATTGCCTGATCTCCAAATGCGATTTTCTGGAAATTATAGCATTGATCACGCCCCTAAAAAAATAAACTAAGGCAAAAATCAGATGATGGTGGTAATGCTTTATACTTCATCCAGCGTAGTTCATTGATGTTGACACCTTGGCCCCTCTTGCTGCTGTAATTTTCTGACGCTCACCAGTTCTTTCATTAATCAACGTAATTTCAATCTCTGACTTTTCAACCCCAACACCTTGATTTATATCGGTAATTCCATGGCCACTACTGGGTTGTGGGGTTAAAATTGAAGGTCGGTTATTTGTAGTAATATCCCCTGAGGTTGCATTTGGTTCCTCATTATCGGAATTTAGGGACTGGCGTTGCGATAATAAAATATTAGGATTGCGCAGCCCTTTCCAGCGATCATCATTAATTGAAGCATTGATTCCGTCGTCAATATCTCCAGAGCTGTATGGTTGATAGCCATTTTCATGGCCAATGATCGATGTAACTAATTTTTTCAAAACTTCGGGCGAATGGAGGTTTAATCGCTCATACGGATTCGCCCCCGTAGCGCCAGAAACGGCGTTAATATAACCTTGGGTGTTATTTTCTGTACTTGGCGCATAGGTATGTAAGATGCCGGAAAGCGTATTGTTTCCCCTGTCACCATAAAGCTGTAATTGCCGGGCGAGCGCTGCTATCCCTTCCTGCGGATTGGCAAATGTGGAAAACCCCCCATTCTTCCCCGTAGAGTTGGGTGCAACCCTTAAATTTCCGGGATTATTATTTCTAACGCCGAGTGCATCCTGTCCTGATTTTGGTGCTGTGAGCGCTGAAGACGTTAACGAGTAAGGAGTCTTGTCCGGGGCTGCTAGTTTTTTCTTTTCTGCCTCCCGCCGTTTCTTTTCCTGCTCTTCCCATGCCTCCCCATACTGATCATTCAATTTTTGAGTAAAATCCTTATCCGGATATCCCAGAGTTAAATAGGTTTTCTCTTTAAATGACAAAGTATCTTTGAATTTATCGTCAACACGGGCTCGGTGAAGAATATCCTTCTGCTTATCGCCATGCGCAAAAGAGTTTTCATCATCGCCAATATATTTTTTGCTTTCCTGAAATGAGTCCATGACCGGTGTCATTGCTTCATCTTGCTTTAGCAATTTTTGCGCAGCCCATGTTTTTCCCTTGGCAATCAGCCCATCAAGCGCGGCGCTGGCCTCGTTTAGTTGGGTATTTAATTCAACTAGTTGCGCATTAGTTTCGGGGTCAACTGTTAGTCCAAATACATCCGCTTGTACCAGCAACTCTTTGTACCTGACGCCCTCGCGCATCAGCGCTAAAAGGGGTGCATCAAAACCCAGTGCGTCAGCTAAAGTTTTCTGCGTTTGCGGGGAAAGTTTAGGAAATATCTTGGCAACATTTTCAAGCGTTTTATATACATCCGCCGTACCGTCTTTGAGGCGTTCGATAACAATACCGTTTTGAACCAATAACGCCTGCGTCGTGTCATTACGCGCCCATAATGGATCATTGAACGTCTTGTATAGCCCCTCAATAGATTGAAGGGCGGAGTCGCTATCCACCCCCAAAATCCGCATCGCACCGCTAATCCGGCTAAAGTTATCAACCGACATGCCGGCATTTTTTGCCGCAGTATCTAATTGATAGGCGTTACTTGCAGCCTCCCGAAGCCCTTTGACTAACCCGCTGATAACATAGCCACCAGCCACTACCCCGCCAAACTTTAGTGCTTTGCTGCCAATTTCTCCCACCATTTTTAGTGGCGGCACTAAATCACCAATAAATTGCACCCCCTCCCTGGCGAATTGCCCCATCCCTTTCAATCGGTCATTCAGATCATCAAGGCCCTCTGCTGACTCCTGCCCTCCCAGCTTAAGCCCGTCTCGCGTTCTATCAAGATCGGGCAATAGATTTTTAACGGCTTCATCTATGCGCTGAATGGATGCTGACGCCTGGTCTGTTGCTGTTAACTCGAAATCAAATGAATTAGCCACTTACTTTCCCGCCTTGGTCTTGTTAATCCGCTCAGCCTGCTGGCACCACCACATTAATTCATTGTAGGTCAGGGACCAGGCATCGCCCGGCCCCCAGTTATAGTAGTAAGTGACGTCAGCGATTATTTCGCGCCATCGTCCCCCGTTGGGGAGTAGGCTAAAAAACGCATCATGTAGACCTCACAGGCTTTATAGTCGGTAAAAGCCATTTTCTTAATGGCTTCGCGCGGCACCCCTGATACCAAGGCAATCAGTAACCCCATTCCACTGAGCGAACCCGACTTGGTTTGCTCATCATAGAATTGCTGTACCTGTAACAAGGTAGGTTCGCTGAGTTCGACCACCTCATAGGTGGTCTTGCTTGCGTCGTGAGCGATGGGTTTAACCAACGAAATCGTTTTACTGCGTTCTAATTCAGACATCTTAGTTCTCCGTCACTGATACCGTACCACCTTCCCAGCGCATATCAGCGGTCGCCTCGGTGCTGTCCACTTCCTGAGTATTTACCGACCACATACCACTGCCGATAATCGTTTTGCCATTGGCCAGTTCACAGACAATATTGACGTTAGTCTGATCGTTAAAATCACTGATCGACGTGCCGCCACTGTCACGGATTTGGCAGGAGATAAAGGGGGCATTAAAGGTCTCTTTATACCCATGCACCCCATCCATGCCGATCAGCGTTTCCCGTTTGAATTTAGAGGGGCTGTATTTGAATTGCCCCGCCACCATAATGGTTAGGCCGTCAACCGTGACATACGCTGTCCCGGCGAGGCGATTGGATGTATCACCCATGATAACGAATCCTTATGCTGACGCCTGGAGGCGGAATTGATTGAGAACAGCGAAGATGCGTAACTGATTGATCAGGACACCCGTCCACAGCACATCAACGCGGTTCGGGTTGCTGGCGCTTTTCTCAACAATCAATCCACGGGCAAAACCTTTGGCATCCTGAACGTAGCCGTTAAATTCCAAGGTCTGGTACTGCGCGATCAACTCGGCGCGGATCACGTTCGGGGTGATAATCGCCGAGCCAGGAGCAAAGCGGGTGCCATCGGCGGCCAGCTTCATACGGGCAAACTTCGATGTCACCTGAGTGCGCAGGAATCGGGTGACGAACATCAGCAGGAATAAGGTTTCAATCTGCAAATAGCTGTCATCTTCCGCGCCATACTTGTTCTTTTGGTAGGTGGTGATGATGTTTTCTACCTGTACCGTGCCATCGTCGGCAGTGGTGACTGTCGATATCCCGCTGTGCAGCAGGTTATTACGCTCGGTCAGGGTAAAGCGGCTGGCCAGTGGCGGGGCCAGTACGCCACTGATGGCCAAGGTTTGCAGCGGACGGCCTGGGTCGTTACGCAGACTTTGCGCAATCGCGCCAACATAGGCCGCTGACCAGACATAGCTCGGTGTTGGCGAACCATTGATGCCCAGCAGAGAGGCGTGCTGATCATTGCGTAATTCCCCTGCTGCTGTTAGTTGTCCATAAGTCCCCGATTGAGCCGCGAAGCTGTGGCCATACAGTTGCTCGGCATAGCTCCAGCGCCCAGTGCTGTCTGACAAAAACTCTTTAATTTTATTCAACGACGCCGTATCGGCGTACGGATTGATGATGAAATCAAATGTTCGGTCCTGCAAATTAGCCAGCGCATCATCCATTTCTGGCGCACCCGCGCCGCCAGTCATTGGGGTGAGTGTCAGTACCATGCTGTCGGGGGTTGTTTCCCCTCCCGCGCTGCCCAGATAGTTCAGGCGTAAATCAATGGTGTTGCCATGTGCGCCTTTATTTTTCGCGGACAACACTACGATAGCACCTTCTGATACCATTTCTCCGGTATGAACAACCGTGACCGGCAATTCAGTCCGGGCCTCAATTGCACTGGCCAGCGCCGCTGCAACAGCATTGACATCATCAGTTGCCACTACCGCGACCTGCACACGGATCCCGCCGATGTAGAGCGAAATAACGCCCGTTGCTGACGCCGGGGTGGTGACGGTGATTTTGCCAACGGCGGCGACCATGGAATCCGCATCACTCAACGGCAAAATGTAGATCTCTCCTGCGGTATCGTTCGCCAGATATGCCGCCATCTGACCATGCAACATGGAGCCTGCGCCACACTGCCCCGCCACAGTGGCCACTGAGGAGACCAGCACCGGCATATCAGCAGGCAATGTACTGGAATCCAGCATCTGTCCGATGATTAAAGTGCGCTGCGTCGTTGTTGCCGTGTTCGCCTGAGAGTTATCAAATTCAGCGAAGAAAAGCGGCGTCCGAAGGTTGCTCGGAATATTTGTAAAGGGAATAGTCATTATTTAGTTTTCTCCGCCTTGGTGGCTTCAGGCGCGGGTTTAACCTCTTTAGGCTGCTCTCGCACCACATCACCGTCGTTTAAGCGACGACGCCAAAATGAGTTATCGGGAACCTCAGCGCCGGATTCGGGCAAAAAGGTGCCCTTCACCGGGTCACGCACTGAGCGACCGGCTACGGGTTTAACAATCATGGGATTTACTCCGGGAAGTTTATAGAAACCAGAGGGTCGGTGGTGCCGTCTGGCATAGCGATCGTGATATCCATCCCCTCCAGTTGGTCAGCATTGATGGGGTAGAAATCTTCCGGCCCTTGGTAATACTCGATATCCAGCTCCATCAGCAGTTGGGCCAGATGGCCCTCACCCGCCGAGTCCAGATCAATGGTTGAGCGTACCCGAGCGAACTGTTGTGTCTGGCGGGTGAGGTCGTAACTGTTTATCACTGCGCGTTCAATTTGTTCTCGCAGCCGTTCGAGCGCCAGATAGGCTTTGTTCGCGCCGTCATCCAGATGTTCACCGTCAAGTTCCTGCAACCGTCCAGTGATGCGCACTGTTGTAATGGTGTTGAACTGCGGGGCATTGCGGCCTAATGACTGTTTTTCCTCCATGAGAGTCTGCACCAAAATAACCGGATACATCTCCTCGGTGGTTGGCCAGTCACGCGGGGAATAGACGCGGTTTTCTGCGTCAGTTTTCCCGAGAATAGCGGCAACCACCAGTTGTCTGACTTGGGCTGTATTCATGTTTTTACCCGATTAAGAATGAGTTTGCTCCCGCCATGGCTATCTGGCTGAACATCCGCTACGGCAAATAAGGTATTGACCGGTTCATTAGCCACCATGCCAATAAATACCCGGTCCCCCTGTTTCGGTGGAGAACGAAACTCACTGTCTCTGACCCCTAAAACGGGATTAGTGGTATTTATGGTGCTGCCATCATCCAGCGTATCGATGGTGGTGTAGGCCCGATCAAAGATGCCGCTGATGGTATAAGTTGGCTTACCACTAGCGGGCCGGTAATCAACCGGATCACCAAAGACCGAATGCAATGGCGCAAGAAGATGCTGATCCCAGTTAATACCCATCAGTTCCCCCGGTTTATCTTCACGCCATCATCGACAGTGACTGATGGGCCAGTAGCGCGGGTGGCTTGTTGCCTTAACGCTTTCACATCAGCAACCACCCCCAAATTAATCAGTCGTCCAGCATCAACCCGCGCCAGGAATAAACGGCTATTCTCTGCATAAGTTTCCCCGCCATGGCGCAGGGTCTGGCCCTTTACCACCACCAGTTCCATCTCGTCAGAGTTATCAGCAAGGTCATCACTCCCTAACTCACTCGCTGATGTCTCTTTTTGTACCTCAGGATCAGTCTGCGTTTCGTTATTATCCGTCACAACAGTCTGTTCCTGCTGGGTGTCAGCGGCGAACTCGGGCGGCAAGCCGCCCAGTTCGTTGATGCTGGCTTGCTGCTTGCTCGGTGTTTTTGCCATATCACACCACCGTCGCACAGAGGGAGGCATTCACCCGGCTTGGAATAACCAGCGGAGCGGATTGCATTAATAGGTAACGCTGTGCCGGGTCGGGCATAATCCATGACTTAGGTGCGAAAGCCATCGGACCATAATTAAATGCTGGATCAAGAATAAGACCAAAGGCGCGCGTCCCCATCAGGTCAGCACCAGACATCAACACAGCACCATCGGGGATCATTGGCTTTTCAATGCCATCAACAGGGTCAATAAACCAATCGTTATACAACCACAGATCAAAGTTACCCCAACGCCCCTTATAAACCGCGCCTTTAATCACTCGCGGCCCCGCATCGACCTGATTACCAAAAGGACTTAATGCAGGGAATGTAATGGCATTATCTTTAATTGTGGTATCCAGACGGAATGCTTTCCAAGATGAAGAGGTAAATACCAAATCCGTGGCCACCGAGCCGGACTCTTTCAACATCAGCGTTTGCCAATCTTCAATATCATCTGACGGCTGGGTATTGGTTGTCCCTGCGGGCACCGATAAAGGCCATTTATCTGACCCACTCAATGTAATAGTCAGATTACTGGAGCGACCAAAATCAATGACAGTTGTCGGGAACCCTTCGCCCACCACTGTAATCTGAGATTTAGTCAACGCACTGGCTGCCATCCATTCCAGCCGACGGCTCAGCATGTCGATCTGGTCTTCCATTTCAAACATGACATTTAGCTGCTCACGCTCTGCGGCGGTGTATTCCCCACCAATGCGTTCCCCCATCTGGCGGCGGATCGGTTTACGCAAATCAGGTGCGCGCTTGTCTTTGATATAAGCCGGTTTAAACGTATTGGTTTGATACTTGCGGCTCTCAACCAACTTCCCTTCAACTAAAGGTGAAACAAAAGGAGACATGCGGCGCTGACCAATATCAACATCGATGGAAACCTCTTCGGTTTCATAGGTCACCACATTGGTAAAGAAACGATCGAGTAACCAGTTCTGGCTGGTTTTCAGGTTGGGAACCAGACCCACTAACACATTGGTATCGAAAATATTACTCATAGAGTATCTCTTTTAATTTGCTGGCAGCCAGAGCCACCAGATCAAGATTGAAGACGAGCAAGCCCCTACCAAGTGAGTGGCATTGGGTGCAAATAAGAAAGTGGAGGTTTAAACTGGCGCTTGGATACTGTCTTCGAGGAAGATTGAATACGACCGCAGTGCCGTTTTTAATTCGGCCACCCAACGCAAGTTGCACCTGACTATTTGAGCCGTGCGTTTTCAACATTGCGGGATCGAGTTGGTGTTACTGCTAATTTACCAATGGAACAGCGACCAACGTTTCATGAGATTCGTGCGCTTGCAGCACATATGTTTAAAATTCAAGGGATGGATCCCCAGGCTCGTATGGCTCATAGTGACGCCAAATCGACACAGATTTATACTGAGAATCATGTTGCGTGGGTAGAAGTGCCGCACGGAGAAATAGCGGTTTAATGAGAGGGAATAACTCGACTTAAGCCCTTGATGTATATAGTGCATAAAATGTAAATTATGCACTGTTTGTATGAACAGTAAAACAAGCTACGAGCCAAGGTGGGCGCGGGGTTTACCTTGCATCAGACTGGCGTCATGGGGTGTCGGGGGTCGAAGGTTCAAATCCTTTCATGCCGACCAAATACCTCAACAAAACCAATCCATTCGGGTTGGTTTTGTCGTTTGTGGAATGTGGCTGCGGTGTGAAACTGGTTGGGATGAGCAAGAGTGCCGGGATGCGGCACAGCATAATTTCAATGCCTGGATAAAAGAATTTGGTACCGGCAACAAAAAGCACCAGCAGATTATTGAGCTGACAGAGGGGTTTCTGAACGCTTACGGCTTGAGTCGGTTCGCAGCCACTGCCTTATGACCCGCAGAGCCTCCCTATTCGTGATTTGGCAGGATAGAGGGACAAAGGCAAGCATGACCGTGACGTCATGGTGTTTTATACCTTCCGGCTGCGTTTGAAGGGGAAATGGCGCGGGGATTCAATGTAAAGCACTTCGCCAAAAGCATCAGCGGGCGGAGGGATGTTAACCCCACCAGCAAGCGGGCGAGGCTATCAGCGTAAATCACCGCGTATTGATGGCCGACAGTTTAACGCCTACGCACTCCAGCACATGCCGGAAAGCAGCCAGCCAAATGAATCATTATTTATCACATGCGAGGTTTTTATGTTGGTTCAGTTAGTTCAATCTGAACCAACATACTTTTGCTTATATATACAAAAACTACCCACTTAAATCCGTAATCAACTGTTGAATTGATGGCTAAATTTAATACGATTAAAGTCTTAAATTATCTACTTAATTGATTTTCACTCTTTCTTTTGGCAGGTGGATTTTTGTCGGTATCCTGCGACTGGACGACAACCCCCTAAGAAATGTAAGGTAATGCCGGTGCGACTAACTCCACAAGGAATGGGATATGAGCTTCAACCTGCCCGGAATGTATTTGTATTACCTTTCAAGAGATAATTTAGCCCCTGAAGAATACGAGCGGATAATCAGCCCTCACGCTGCCTGGGCGCGTATCTGCCGCGAATATGAATTTGACGACAGTCACAATACCCGCCGTTACCTTATCAATATGCGGGAACGTGAACAGCGCTCATCTCCAGATCAGCCACGTCCAGGCGGGATACGTGAAAAAGAGAAACTGGAAAAATTGGTTTTTTCGGGTGACGTGGTGATGTTAAGTGATCTGTACGGCCCCGCCCGGCTGTTCTACATCAATGGCGAAGGTCAGTTGATGTCTGCCGATCCCCATGCTTTCCGTTTCGAGGGTGCCGCAAAGATTATCAAGGCATTTGACGATTCGGTGAAATGTCGGAACTATCAGCGAACGGGTGGAAAGCCACGGCCAACGAAGTCGCCAATGAAGGTGAGGCCTTCTGTGTCTGAACTGCCGGTACCGAAAGCATTCGGCACGATTAACAGCAAGGCTGCGGGCCGGCTGCTTGCTGCGGGTGGGGTGTATAACCAGAACCCGGAAATGTTTGCTGATACCGCTAAAAAACTGGGTGGCGATGCGGCGGAAGGGTTTGATCAGGTGCTGAATGAAAACACTGCTGGCGCTATGCTCGTTGCGGGTATTTTACTTGGTGCCAAGAGAGGTAATCCAGTATCTAAACTGGAAAAACTAAAGAGTATTTCTGCGAAAAAAAGGGAAAGTATCGGTAGGCATAGTGCTACTAGTTCTTTGCAAAGTTCAAAGCTAAACGATTATTACCGACAGGCTGAAAAGTATGGGCAAGGTGGTATCAAAGAATTAGAAAATGGACGTTTTAGGTTTTATGGCACAATGACACCAGCAAGAACTAGTGGAGAAATGGCAGGTGCTAGACTTGTTAGAGAATGGGACCCTAAGTCAGGTCAGACAAGAACATGGTATGAGACGGTAGATCATTCTGGAAATATAAGGAGCGTTGCCCCTAAACCAGTAGTCAATGACAAGAATCACCGTATTTTTGATACAAACGGTAATTATCAAGGGAGAAGATAA